CTCTACTTGGCCCTCTGCATCACCAGCTTGTGACGCTTGCAATAATTTCATCTTAGCGTATTCGACGCGTGTTGCTTCGTCTTCAATCGCTTTGTCCACCTGAGCAAACTGGTAAGATGCTGCTGTGTCCTCTAATGAGGCCAGACGTCTTGCCAATTCTTCATTGCGGCGCTCAAGCGCACTAATCTTGTGTTTGGCTGATGCTTCGCGCTGTTTAGCTAGTTCTTTCTTTAGCTTACGCTCTTCACGACGGGCTTCACGGATTTTCTCACGCTCATCTTCGTCTTCACCATCTTCATCAGAGTCTTCATGACTGTCTTCATCAGATGCTTCGATTTCGCCGCCTTCAGCTTTATCTTCAGGCTCATCGCCTTCCTCTTTTACTTCCTCAAATGGGTCTGCTGCTTGCTCTAAGGCTACCAGCGCAGAGCCATCGTCCTGTTCTTTAACAGGGATGTCTTTATCATTTTCTGCCATAATTTTCTTTCAAAATTGTTAATTTGGTTTAGTTTTTGCCATGTTTTCAACCAAACATTTAGCGAATTCATAAAGTTCGTCATCTGTTTGGGTGCTTTTAAAAGCATTAACTACAACACAAACGAGCCTAACATTACCTTCAACATAACCTTTACTGTTATCTATTCTATCAATTGAAATTGAAGTTGGTAGAATTTTACCTTTATGCCATGTCATTTCTACTCCGCTTAAGGCACATTTACCTTGTTGCTTTTCAAAAATATCCATGAGATAATCTACAGTAATAGTTACTTCCGCCCTATTTTTAGCATGTCTCAATGTTTGGTACATGCTATATCTTGGACTTCTGTCTCGGCTTTTACGTTGAGTCTCTAAAGATGTCATATTAGTCTACAAAAGCTCGCATTTTCTGAGCATGCTCAAAGGACTTAATCTTAGAGATAATCTCACGGGCCTGAAGGGTAATAAACACCACTGGCGCACCTTCATCGTCCGGATTTACCACAAAACGGTCACCACCATACTTAATGGTACGAACTAAGTCGCCCTCTTTACACCAAGGACCTTCAATCCATGGGCTCAAGTCTTCTAAGTTCTTGTATGCCAAAGGACCAATCTGAATCACTTTAGCTACCGTCTCGTTGAATCTCAACGTCTGTTTTGTCTCATCAACCAGAATAATACCGCCTTTGCTGGTCGTCTTTTCGCGTCTTAGTTGTACTAAAACACGGTCTCCGACTACTTCAACACCTGGGTCGATAATTGGAAAACACTCCAATTCCGAACGCAAGTCTGGTTCGTCATTTTGCTTTAAATCAAACAATTTGCATTGCTCCTTAAGTCTTACGACTCTTCGTCTTCGTCGTCTCCTGTCATAACGTCGTCTAAAATTTGGAGGGCTATTGTTAAGCCTTCCGCTCTACCCACTAAACGCTGATACACCTCGAAAGATGTTACGTTGTGGCCTGCAGCGACAGTCTCTGCAATTTCTTTTTTCGTCTCGTTTACACGAGATATTAAATTTGAAATGATGTCCATATAATACTACTTATACAAGTAATTGGGGCATTCCGCCCCAAAATGGTGCAATTAATAGAAATTGCCGCCCTTGATTTCGTTCAAGTTCTTACCTGGACCAATCTTACCTGCGTTACGTAGCTTAGACTGTGCTGCGCCACGCTTCCAGTTATTGTCACGATGTGAACCAGAATTGCCCTTGTCGATAGCTGCCTCTGGGCCGCCACCTGAGCTTAATTTACCAGTTTCCTGGTATGTTTGACGAAAGCCTTTTAGATTGTCGGCCATTATACTTCTCCTGTTGGTGGTTGTTGTTGCTGTTGAATTTGATTTTGTTGCAAAGATTGAACGTGCTGTCTGTCAGTAATTTCTTTATCTCTTTGATGAGCAATAGCATCTTGAACTTGCTGCGCTCTTCTCTCTAATGCTTGTTGCTGTACTGTCATGCCATGCTGGCGAATATCTTGGTCTGCAGCATTGATTGCATCAATAGCAGACATATTTTGCTCGTGCTCTAATTCCATCTGGAACTGGTCAAATGCAGCGCCATGGTTAATAGACGCAATACGCTCGTCAGCAGCATTATTGATGTTAGCTAGAGCAATCTGAGTTGCATTCTTGTTGGCATCAATCTTAGTCTGTGTATCGTACTTAGCAATAAGCTCTTGTACTTTTTGCTCCAAGTCAGCAACTTTGAGTTGGTACTCTTGTTGTTGTTTTTGAACATCCATCTGCATCTTAGCTTGTGACTCTTTAGCCTTGCGCTCTGTCTCAGCCATTTGTGTCTTAAGAATAACTTGAGCTGTTGGGTCATTAGCAGCAATCTGCTGTTGAGCAGCCTGTTGAGCTTGCTGAACTTTCTGTACTAATCCCATGATAGCCGGTTGTACTGGCTGGAATGTCTGCATAGCATCTTCGCTAACCATCTGAGCAGCTAAAGCAAGAGCTTGCTGGTCTTCCAAACGTAATGGGCGCTCTTCATGCAAGCGCATGTTATCTTCACCGCCAGCGGCTTGTGCCACATAGTTACGCATAGACTGCAAGTAGTGCAACGTTAAGTGTTGCTTGATGTGCTCTAGTGCGTGTGGTGCAAATGATGGGCCGATGAGAGGGCTGCCACCGTAATTAGGGTCCTGAGCATATGCCAAGTGAATCTTGATATGGCTGATATGGTCTTGGTCAGGATAGGCCGCAGCTGGGCGGCCCATAGACATTGCAACGTTCTCCAGGGCTGGATTACTTTCCTTAACGCCTTCTGGGTCGGGCAATATCTCGTTAATTGCCGGCACTTTCAGCTGCTTTAGAACTCTACGGTGCGCAGCCCTCAAATCGTACAATTGTGGTGCAGCGTTAGCCATTTGTAATACGGCTTGCGCTTGTGCCAATCTCTGAGTCTCAGAGAAAATATTAGGGTCAGATACTGGACGGATGTCATTGTTATCCGCAAAGTCGCGAACTTCAATTTCAACGCCAGACTGATTGTCCATCTCTTCCAAATACCAATGATTGATACGAGATAGAATTTGTAATGATTTAGCTTGTGAACGGTGTAAACGTGCATGGATAGCAGAGAACACCTTAGCGCCTTGCTCAATAAGAGCTTGTGTTGTACCAACCGGAGTATTGGCATTAGCTTCGCCAATCTTTTCTTCTGCAGTTGTAACTACACCCTTAGCAGCAGTTGTTAACCATCCTAGTAAGTTGTACAATACGCTAGATGGCTGATTAAATGGTAATGGCATTGCCAACTTACGTACGTCGTCAACACCAGGTGCGCCTTCAATCTCTAAAACTTGCGTCGGTTCAATGCGGTCATTTTGTCCAGAAATGCGTCCGCCTTTGAGCTTGAGCATTGTCTGACTGTTGTTAATGTGTGCTGCGTCCAATAGAGCACGAAGAGAACCGGTAAGAGCAGCAGAAAGCCCACCGATAAGGTGAGGTAAACCAATAGCATAAGCACCGCGCCAAGGGATGAACTTAAATTCAACATACCAATCCAACTTCGTAAGTTTCTCGTCACCATATGCCCAGTTTCTGTATAACGCTAATACTTGACCAGATGATTCATCAATAGTCAAAATGTAAGGAGCTCTCTTGCCTTCTGATTCAGTATCGTCATCTAAACGTAGGAAGCAAGTGATTTCATAGATACGACGCACACCATCCACGTTCTTAGACGGAATAGAAATACCTTCAATCTTATCGTTTGCCTGTTTAGCACGTGTCTGCTGGTCAGCATCAATTTCAGAAGAATAGTTTAAATTCTCCAAGTCACGGTAAATGCCTTGGTCGATACGTTGACGGTATACGTCTTCTGTAATGTCTTGTACTTCTGTTACACGTTGCGCTGTGTAGAAGTTTGTAGATGAGTATGGCAACAAGATGCTGTCAATTGGAATCCATTCACACACTGGGCGACGTTGTTCTGCGTCATAGCGCCACTTCTTGTACTGTGAACCACCCAACGGCAACTGAGTCAATAAAATTTCTGACTCGTCACGATACTCAGGAATCTGTTCTGTCAACTGCCAGTTCATGAATGTTGCTTTACGTTCTGCAACTTCCATACGTTGGCGGTCAGCTTCACCTTTTATTTCGGACTTAACAATGCCATCAGGAGGAAGTAATTCTCTAGCAGCTGACGCTCCGAAATCGACGCACGCCTCAGCCATGATTGGATGAACGACTTTTGATGCGCCATCAAATGTAGCACCACCTGGTGCATCCTTTCCAAGTCCGGTCCTGCGTAATCCATCTTCGTATTGTTTGTCACGCTCTTTCCTTGCTTCACGGTCAACGTCAATTAAGTCAAGATACTCAGTCGCTAATGCGTCTAATAAACCTTCATCAAACTCTTCTGCCAAGTTAGCATAGAATTCTGGATTTTGATTTGGGCCTTCAGTTGGCTTGTAGTTAATAACTACAGAACCATCTTCCAACTCAATAACTTCTTCATCAGCTTCACCTGGTTCTAAACCAAGAAACTCTTCGTATTGGTCAGTTTGTTCTTCTTGGTCTAGTGCCTCATCAACGTCTTTTTCTCTATCGAGAGACGCTAAGTTAGAACCAGTACGGATTGGAAGTTGTGGATTTGCCATTGTTATTCAAAGTCTTTCAATTTTGTACCCTCAAGCACACTGCGTACTTGATGTGGGTCTGTAGCGTCTAAATATTGATTTAATAATCCTGAGCCAATGCTAAGTCCTGTTCCAGCAACCATGCCAGGTAAACCAGCGCGCATAGAAGCTAAATTACCTAAAGCACCAACACCAGAAATACCAGCACCGCGATAATCACCGCGCTCTAATCTATCCATGATGTCGTTAGCGTCTTCATAAACGCCGTACGCATTTAAACCTCTAAACGCTGGAGCCAAAGCCCATTTGTTAGCAGCGCCTAATGCTGTACCTAATGCCTTTGATGCTGGATGACCAGCAACCTTAGCTGCAACATCCTTAACATTTGACTTTAAGCCGTTGTAGCCATCAACAGCATAACCAGCAAAAGTTTGTTCTGGTACTGCTAAATGACCTTCTTTAAATTTTTGTGGTGTGTGGCCGTAAGCTAACATCATGTGTAACATTTGGTCTGGAGTAATGTGTCCGCCTTCTTTTTTAACAGCTGGGTACACATTAACAGGCACGTCACCTTCCATGTAAGTTTCAACTGGTTTTAAGTCTGGACGTGATGGACGTAGCTTATATTC